GTGTTAACATTACCCGATCCATTTGGAGTTAACACAATATTTGCACTACCAGCAGTTGTTTGTATATCTAATTGTCCTGAATCAGTAATTGCACCAGTTAATGATAGGTTGCCAGCAGAAATATTTCCTGTATATGTCGGAAGATAATCAGATACATTAGTATTTGAATAACTGCCTCCACCTGAAATACCAGTTAAATAATATCCATTACCAACAAAATATGTTGCTGTGATGTTACCACTACCACTAGTTCCTGCGACAATATTACCATAGACACCCACGTCACCGGACTGACTTGCATATCCAGTAACTAACGTAACTGTACCTGCACTGTCTTGTATATTTGAGGCTTTGATACCAGTTCCAGTAGCAGTAATCAATCCTGTTACTGATAAACCACTCAATGTCCCAACTGAAGTAATATTGGGTTGAGCAGTTGTATACACCGTACCAGCAATTAATGCATTTGATACTTGACCTGTTACATTAGCACCGTTGATATCTGTTAGTTCGGATCCGCTACCACTTAGATTGCCTGTTATAGAAATGCCATTGCCATCTGCACTTAGACTTTGTGTTCCTAAAAATATAGTATTTCCAGATAGATATAAATCATTAAAACGATGGGTGTTGTTACCTAAACTGTAGGTTAAATTAGCAGTAGGGGTAATATTACCTGATACAACTAACCCTGTCAAGATCCCTACGCTAGTTATGTTTGGTTGTGCATTTGTCGTTACAGTATCGGCTGTAGTAGCACTATTTGCATTGGTTGCATTTGGTACATAACCAGTAACGTTACTACCGGTAATATTTGTTAAAGTTGAACCATTGCCAATAAAATAGTTACCGGCTACATTGCCTGTATACGTTGGAAGATATGCGGCTACGTTTGTGTTTGAATAACTAGTACCTCCGGTAATACCAGTTAAGTAATAGCCATTTCCTACAAAATATGTAGCTACAACGTTTCCACTACCATTAGTACCAGCAGTAATATTTCCATAAACACCTATATCACCGACTTGATTTCCATATCTAGTAACCAATGTAACTGTGCCAGAAGTGTCCTGTATATTTGCGGCTTTAATTCCTGTTGCCGTAGCAGTGATTAGTCCTGAAACGGTTAGGCTACTTAATGTACCTACACTTGTAATATTGGGTTGTGCGTCAGTATATACAGTACCTGCAATTAATGCATTACTTACTTGGCCACTGACGTTGGCCCCTGTTACTGAGTTTGCTATGTTTGCATAATGACTTTGTACTGCACTAGTGACATTACCACTGACGTTGGCCCCTGTTACGCTATTTGCAACATCTGCATAATATGCGTGTACTGCATCTGCTACATTACCACTTACATTAGTACCCGCTACTGCATTTGCAGTATTTGCATAATTACTTGTTATTGCGTAACTAACATTACCGGAAACATTAGCACCCGCCACTGAGTTTGCTATGTTTGCATAGTGACTTTGTACTGCATATGTGACGTTCCCAACGACATTTGCACCTGTTATATCAGTTAATGTTGATCCATTGCCAATGAAGTAATTAGCAGAAACATTACCTGTATATGTTGGAAGATATGCGGCTACGTTTGTGTTTGAATAACTAGTACCTCCGGTAATACCAGTTAAGTAATAGCCATTTCCAGTGTAAAAATTAGCAGAAACGTTACCTGTAACATCAACTGTGTTTTGTGTAACTACTACTACGTTGCTTGTTCCTGCCACTCCTATTGTAATGTTACTATTTGCACTCACAGCCACGTTACTATTTCCGTTAACTATAGATGTACCCCCGGTAGTAATTCCGGTTAAAAAATATCCATTTCCGAGAAAATAGGTTGACGTTACATTTGCGAATGTAAAATCAGCGTTTGCGTTTACACTTAGTGGTTGTAATCTAGTTAGTGACATGGAAAATCCTTAATACTTAGTATTTATTAATATTTATTTGTTTCCACTTGACACAAAATCCAGTTTCTGCTATACTTACAGCATGAAAATTGAAATCTTAGCACACGGCAACACAAAGCCTGAAAAGGTTAAATTGTTCCACAATACTGCCAAATTTTATGCAAAATACTTAAATATTGAAAAATTTAAGTACAAAGTATACATTTGTATAGCCCCGAAATTGCGTCAAAGAGACGGAAACAATGGGATTTGTAGCAAGACCGATGACAAAGAAATCAGTATCGCAGTAGATAGTACTTTAGAACTACCTCAGGTACTATTGACACTTGCCCACGAAATGGTCCATGCAAAACAATATATTCGTGGACAATATCGGGGTGAACTTTCTCGTAACGGTAAGATGAAAAGAATTTGGTTAGGCAAACAATATACTGTAGAGTATTTGAAACGCCCATGGGAACGTGAAGCCTTCCGTAGAGAATCAGAATTGGTCAACGCACTTTTGGATGAACTTATCCAAAAAAGCAAAAAGAGTAAAAGAGTTGGTTGACAGTAATTCAGTTTACTGTTATACTATGTTTTCGTTATCAATAAGCCATCAACAAGGAGTCAACAATGGCATCATCAGTAAGTGACAATCATACTATTACTAGTATTCAAACCCGTAAAGCAATTCTTTCTGCTTTCAAAACTCAACGACCTGTTTTTCTTTGGGGACCTCCCGGCATCGGTAAGAGTGAGGTTGTGCAAGAAATTGCCGATGAATTGCAAGGTTATGTTATTGACTTGCGTATGGCACAAATGGAACCAACTGACATTCGTGGTATCCCATTTTTCAATAAAGAAATCAACAAGATGGACTGGGCTCATCCAGTAGATTTGCCTGATGAGGAATTTGCTAGCCAATATCCTGTCGTTGTATTGTTCTTGGATGAAATGAACAGTGCAAGCCCAGCAGTACAAGCGGCTGGCTATCAACTGATTTTGAATCGCCGAGTTGGTAAATACAAACTCCCTGATAATGTTGTTATCGTAGCGGCAGGTAATCGTGACAGTGACAAAGGTGTTACTTATCGTATGCCGATGCCCCTTGCTAATCGTTTCATTCACCTTGAAATGCGTCCTGACTTTGCATCATGGCAAATATGGGCCGTGAACAACAACATTCATAAAGACGTTGTTGGTTACTTGAGTTTTGCAAAAAATGATATGTACGATTTTGATGCTAAATCATCAAGCCGAGCATTTGCAACACCCCGTTCATGGTGTTTCGTTAGTGACTTGTTGAAAGATGAGGCCAACATGGACGCTGATACTCAATTCAATTTGGTAGCAGGTGCTGTCGGTGAAGGTCTTGCTGTTAAGTTTTCAGCACACCGCAAAATTTCTGGCAAGATGCCCGAGCCTAGCGATATTCTTGCAGGTAAAGTGAAAGACCTAGCAGTTAAAGAAATTTCTGCAATGTATTCACTGACCATTTCAATGTGCTATGAATTGAAAGATGCAGTAGACAACAAGAAAGTGGATAACAAGAAGTTCCACGAAATGGCTCAAAACTTCATTGATTACATGATGAACAACTTTGAAACTGAGTTGGTTGTGATGGGTGCTAAGATTGCATTGAAAACATATATGTTGCCTATTGAACCTAGTCAATTGAAAAATTTTGATGAGTTTCACAAGAAGTACGGCAAGTACATTGTTGACGCAGGTTGATAGTTTTCGGTCAATCTAAAGATTGACTCCCTCGGAGCCGAAAGGTTCTGTTTGGGGTGGGAGTAGAAACATTCCCGCCCTTTTTTTATAAAGGATTTATAATGTCAGGTAAGAAATATTTTTATGCATTAGGTCAAAGTGCCCGTGCTAGAGGTATGAGTAAAGTCTCAGCCGAAAATTTCTATTGTGTTGAATCAATGTTAGACTATGCCCGAATTGCATTTGACAAGGGCTACAGAGGATTAAGTATTTGACAATAAATCAATTTTACAGTATAATACTAGTATTAACTGATAAAGGAACATCTAATGAGTGAAGTAATTGGCAAACGTAAAAAGAATCGTAGTGATAAGTTTGATAAACTTATTGGACCTACTGACCCTAAGATTGACGCACTAGCACGTGAACGATTAGTAGCGGCACGTATTGGTTTGTTGTTGCGTCATAGTTTCTTTGGCAATCTTGCTACCCGCATGAAATTAACTAATGCCGATGAATGGTGTGCAACAGCGGCAACAGACAGTGTAAAATTCTATTACAACAGTCGTTTCATTATGATGTTGAAGCCCAAAGAAGTTGAATTCTTGGTAGGTCATGAAGTGTTACACGTTGTGTATGACCATATGGGTCGTAGAAATGAACGTGATCCTCAAATATGGAACATTGCTGATGATTATACAGTCAATGCTGATTTGAAACGTCATGGTGTTGGTCAATTCATTACTACTGTTCCTTGCTTGTATGAAACAAAATATGATGGTAAACCTGCAGAAGAAATCTATGATGATTTGATGAAAAATGTGCAGAAAATTAACCTTGATGATTTGATTGACAAGTTGTTGGACGATCACATGGATGGTGACGGTGATGAGGATAGTGATGATGGCGATGGTGATAAAAAAGGTAAACGCCCTCGCATGAGTGCTGAGGAACGTGAACAAGCACGTCAGGAAATGAAACAAGCAATCATTCAGGCTGCACAAGGTGCTGAGGCAGGGACTATTCCTAAAGGTGTTGAACGTCTTATCAAAGAGGTAACAGATCCTCAAATGCCCTGGCGTGAACTGATTCAAACTAACTTGACCAGTGCAATTCGCACAGATTATTCTTGGATGCGTCCTTCACGTAGAGGTTGGCATATGGATGCTATTATGCCAGGTATGACACCAGGTGAAGAAATTGATGTTGTTGTTGCACTTGATATGTCAGGTAGTATTAGCAATAAACAAGCACAAGCATTCTTAGGCGAGATCGGTGGAATGATGGATAGTTTTGATGGATACAAGGTACATATATTCTGTTTTGATACTGAAACATATAATCCACAAGATTTCTCAAGTGAGAACATGGACCGCATCGATGAGTACGAACCTCAAGGCGGTGGCGGTACTGACTTTGATTGTATCTTTGATTACTTAAAAGAAAATGCTATCGAACCTAATCGTTTGATTGTATTCACTGATGGATATCCTTTTGGTAGCTGGGGTGACCCTGACTATTGTGATACTACTTGGATCATTCATGGTGACAAGAACCCTAATCCC